AGGACCGAGTCAACGAATGCTGCTAATTATGCAACGCTACAGAGCGCAACTGATATGTTTGGACAGGAAAGTTTACAAAAGGAGTGGATGACTTCAGTAGATGGCAGAGAACGTGCAGCTCATAGGTTTGCAGATGGGCAAATAGTAGGTTTTAAAGAAAGGTTTTTAGTAGGTGGCGAACAGTTATTCCATCCTGGTGATCCATCTGGAAGCGCCAGAAATGTTGTCAATTGTAGATGCTCTACAGCGCCTTTCCCTAAACCAGAGGCTCAAGCTACAGGAACTATCCAGGGATTTGGAATAAGACCTCCAGGGCAAGGTATTGGAACTAAGCCTACAGGACCATCAACTCAAAGCATACTTAGAACGCCTAAACCAGTTCGAGAGGCTGTGGAGGAGGTGGTAGATTTTGATAAAATGTCTAAAAAAGACATAGATAAATTTTTTGTTGATGAGTTTAAAAAACAGGGTATTACAATAAAAAATATTAATTCAAATAACTTAACTAAATATCAGTATAAAAGGAGGGTTGAACAATTTAAAAAATTAAGTGATGAGTATAATATAAATTATACTGAAAATATTGCATTTAAAGAGGGAGTAGAATTACATTTTAAAGTTGAGAGCAATGGTGCGTGGGGCAAAGTGAGCAGATTTGAATCAATGGCAGGCAGAGAATACCCTAGTAATTATGTTGATGGAATGTTAAAAAGGATTAATTTTGGAAACAAATCAGTAAATTCTTTAACGAATAATCAAATAAGTAAATTTAAGTTTGACAGGCATTTTGCAAACATTAACCCAGAATTAGATGATCTTTATGTTTTGACTCACGAATTTGGACATATTATATCAATGGATTTGGTAGGTTCTCATAAACAATTTTGGACAGAGTTTAAGGAAATAAAAACAAGGTATTTTACTGAGTTAAGAAAATATCAGTTTGACAATTATACTGAGATTACTATAAATGGACAAACAAGACTAACAAAGTACAAGAATTTAGAGAAATATAATGAAACAGCTATTAGTAATTATGCTCATAAAAATGACAATGAAATTTTAGCAGAGGCGTTCTCTGAGTATAAATTAAGCGATAAACCTAGCCAGTATTCAAAAGAGTTTGGTGAATTAATAGATAAATACTTTAAAAAATGACAGTAGTAAAAGACTTAATTTGTGATAATTGTAAGCATTTAAATGAGGGTGGTTTTGGATGTAAAGCATTTGAGAAAGGTATTCCAGATAATATTATAGTAAGCAATGATCATAGCAAGCCATTACCAGGTCAAAAAAATAAGCTAGTTTTTGAAAAATTAGACATAAATATTTAATTATTAAATTTGCAATATGAATACAATCATTTATAAATCAACCCAGATAGGCGAGCTGTTAGACGCTGACACCTCCGCTGGAGTTGTAAAGGGATATGGATCTGTTTTTGGTAATGTCGACAGTGATGGCGATATAATCAATAAGGGAGCATACAAAAAGACAATCCAGGAAAACGCTAAGAGAGTTAAATATTTATATCAGCACGATATGGATAAGCCTCTAGGCAAAATGGTACACCTGGAAGAGGATGACAAAGGTTTAGTTTTTGAGGCGCATATACCTAAAACACAATTAGGAAAAGATGTCGTTGAACTTATGAAGGCTGGAGTAATCACTGAAAACTCAGTGGGAATATTGCCTCTACAAAAAGAAATGGGACACGATGGATACAGACACCTCAACGAAGTAAAACTTTTTGAGATTAGCGCTGTAACATTAGCAGCGAACGACCAGGCAATGATAATGGATGTAAAAGGTAATATAGATCCAGAAAAAATTGCTAAAAGGTTCGATAAAATGGCTCAATTAATCAGAAAGGGAGAGATCTCAGATGATTTGGGATACGCCCTGGAGGCGGAAATACTAAAGCTAAAATCTATTTACATAAATGTCACTCAGCCGACCGATATTGAAGTCACTGAGCCGATTGTAGTAAAGGCAGACAATAGCGAAATTTTTAAATATTTGTTTAACACTCTAAAAAAATAAAAATGGAGGATAACTTAAAAAAAGAACTTGATCAGATCGGAAACATAGTTGATGAGAGAATCGAGAAAGCATTTAACCAGGCTAAAGATAACGCCAAAGGTGAAATGGAATCATCTCTAAAATCAGAGATTGATAACTTGACTACACAGTATGTAGAGAAGAGCGAAGCTCTTAACAAGAGAATGGATGAGATGGAAATGGCTTCTAAGAAAACAATTTCTGGAGCTACTCCACAAACATTTAAATCAGCTATTCACGCAGCTTTAAAAGATGGCGCAATTGACGCAATGCTTAAAGGTAATGCAAACGCTGCTCGCTTTGAAGTAAAAGCTGATATGAGCCTTGGTGCTGATGTTACTGGAGTAGTTGCTGGAGAAACTATCGTGGATCAAATCAAATACGATCCTAGTCGTTCAACTCACATTCGTTCTTTGCTTTCTTTAGGATCAACAGATGCTCAAACTATCCGTTACCCAAAAGAGTCTGCTTATAGCGATAACGCTGGAACTACTGCAGAAGCCGCTGCATTTGGACAGTCAGATTTTGATCTTGCTGCTTCAACTGTAAACGTTGAGAAAATTGGTACTTATATGAGAATCACTGGAGAGATGTTGGATGATATCAAGCAATTGACTTCTTACCTTTCTGCTAGAGTTCCAGAAAAAGTGCTATCTGTAGAGGATAACCAGATCTTAAATGGGGATGGATCATCACCAAACTTAGATGGATTATTCACTGACGGAGCTGCATTTGCCGCTGGAGGATTTGCGAACGCTATTGAGTCTGCTAATGAGTTTGACGTGCTTACAGTTGCTTTAAACCAACTTGCATTGGCTAACTACCAGGCTGATACTATCGTATTAAACCCAACTGATTTACACAAAATGATTTTGTTGAAATCTACTGCTAATGAGTATTTGAGAAATCAAATCTTTAGCGGTTTACAACCAACAATCAACGGAATCCCTGTAACACTTAATACAGCTGTTACTGCTGGAAAATTCTTATGTGGAAATTTACGTCAAGCGTCTCAGCTTTGGATTCGTGAGAATCTAGCTGTAGAGTTTAGTCGTGAGGATTCGGATAACTTCCAAAAGAATTTCGTGACTGTACGTGCAATGGAGAGAGTAGCTTTAACTAACTACCTACCTAATGCAATTGTACAGGGAACTTTTTCAACTGCTAAAGCTGCTTTAGAGACTGCATAATAACAGTTAATACAGCTCATTTAATAGTGAGAATTTTATTTAATAGGGTAGCCTTAATTGGTTACCCTTTTTTTATGCTTTATAAAATAATTTCCCCATAAATTTGGAATTTCCAAATAAATCTTTAAATTTGGGGAAACAAACTTTAAATATTATGAAAAAATTAGTACAAAAAATTACAAACTCAACTGAGTGGATTGTATTGGCTGAGATGTCAAAAGCAAAGATTTTATTAGGCGCATTTGCCGTAAATGTAACTGGCTTCTTTTTTATGTATGCCATACTGGATGTTATTTTATTTATCAACTACGACCTATAGATTATGGATTTGCAGCAAAAGGTAAGGGTTGTCTTGATAATAGGGTTTATCGCCTGGGGGTTTTCCCTGGGCTTTAGATTCCAGGCTTTGTGGGATGCTCTTGTAATGTTTATTTTATCATTTGTTTTATACCGATATAATAATGGATGAGCCTTACGATTTTTATTTAAACAGTATTAGAGACCTGACTGACAAAATGAATGCAGTAGATTATATGTATCTTAGTGAAAAGATATGGGATTTTACAGAAAGATTAGACGAAATTAAAAAACGATAATATGGAATTTTACGACCACACACCGCCAGATGATTACGAGGGAGGATATTGCAAAGTTTGCGACCGACCTAGTTATGGCGACGACATTTGTAGCTCAAGCTGTTTTGAGGCTTATATGCTATAAATACTTTGTTTCATTTTGATAGGGAAACCCTGGATTTAACGTCTAGGGTTTTTTTTGTAGCTTTGATATGTGGATAATAATCAACAAGGCTGTTTGGCGGAATACTTATTCGCCACTGAGTGTATGAAAAGAAACTACCAGGTCTCTATGCCTTTGATGGACTCATCACTTTATGACTGCATCGTGGATACAGGAAAACAACTACTAAGAATACAGATAAAATCATCCGCAAAAATTCCAGAAAATGATAGACTCAGTAATGTACATATTCCGCTGCAAAATAATAAGCGTAACTACACTAAAGAAAAGATTGACTACTTTGCTGTCTGGTCTGATTTTTTTAATGGTTGGTTTGTTTTTAAAAATACTGGAGATATGCAATCAATAAGAGTTTCAATAACAGGTAAGAATAAGAAATTTTTTAATAACTTTGCATTTGAGTAGAAATTTTTTCTATTTCATAGTTTGTTTGGTTTCACTAAAAGCGTCACAATTACAGTGGCGCTTTTTTTTTATCTTTGTTGTAAATAATATATTATGAAGATACAAATCATAAAAGACGTTTATTCTGGATCAGGATGGCGCAAAGAAGGCGACATTATAGAAGTAGATCCGAAGATCGGTCGCCACTATTTAATCAGGGGCATAGGAGTGGAATACAAAGAGGAGAAAATAGTCAAAGAAACTAAAGAGGCTAAGACTCCAAAAAAGCGCATAACTAAAGCTAAGAAATAATGCACGACATTAAAATCAACTCTACGACTGGTAGCGAATTAGTTACTACTCAGGAGGTAAAAGACTTTGTTCGTATTGACACCAGCTCAGATGATGCAATCATAAGTAGAATGATTGTCACTGCTAGAATCTGGTGTGAGAATTACATAGGCAAGGACATAGTTGCTAAAAATAGAACGTTTTATTTGCAGGAGGTTGATGACAGATTTACGCTACCATTTTCGCCAATAGCTTCTATTAGCTCAGTAACTTCCAAAAATACTGCAATAGCTTTTGAGTCCTATGGATTAGATGATACTATTATTGAAATAGGATCACTCCCAGCGGATGAGGTCAAGGTGACTTATATTACTACAGGGATTTCAGATGATTTAATCAAAGAGGCTATTTTGCATTTGGTTTCAACTTACTACGATAATAGAGCGGATTTTATTGAGGGCAATATAAGTGAAATACCTACCAGCGCAAAAAACATTTTGCAATCCTATAAAACAATGTATTTTTAATGAATGCAGGAAAATTAAATACTAGAGTTGAGGTTAAGAGATTAACTAAGACGCCAGATGGATTTGGAGGAACTACTTCGACTACAGCAACTGTAGAGACTCTATGGGCAAATAAAAAGGATATGAAGGGCGATATTTCAGATACTGAAGGCAAACGTGGTCGATCAGTAATGATTGAATTAGAGCTAAGAAAAAAGGCGGCTGATTTAATCCAGGATAATGACATTTTAAAAATAGAAAATAAACCAGGGAATTATCGTATAAATGGTATTTACGATAGTGACCAGGATTTTTTTACTGTAATCAAAGCCACAAAACTAGATTAATGAAAGTAGAATTAAATAAATCCGACTATAATAAACTACAGGCAAAATTAACAAAATTAAAGGCTATTGACAGAACGCTGTTATCTACTGAAATAGGAAGAGGCGCTTTAAATATTGCTAGAGATATGAAAAGAAATGCACCAGTAGATAATGGGGATTTAAAAAAATTAATTAAATCTGTTGTAAATAATAAGCAAGCTGAAATTAGATCGGATGCTGATTATTCTGCATATGTAGAATTTGGCGGAGGCACACCTAGAAAAACTGGTGAGATTCCTTTCTTTTACCCAGCTATAAATAGAGGAATGCCTAAAATGATAGCTAGTATTAATAACACAATAAAAAAACTACTTAAATGATAGAGGCAATCCATTTTATAAGAAAGGCGATTATAACACGTCTAACAAACGCAATTACATCCAATGGGGTAACTGTGCCAATTTATAATAGAGTGCCTAACGATGCCTCTGAGCCTTATATAAGAGTATATTCAGTTGACTCTACAGAGGTTGATCAAAATTCAGATACTTTTATGTTGGAATGCTCTACTAGGATTGAGGTGGTAACTTCATTTGTTGGTGATGATGGCGGAGAGTTACAAGCGAATCAAATTGCATCGGACATTTTAACCCTAATTAGAACACGCTCTGGATCCTATTTTGATCTAAGTGCGGATGGATTTAATGTTTACACTTGCACAAACCAGGGAACGAGTTATCTATATGAGGATGGCGGAGAGAAAACATATTTTAGAGCGATTTTAAATATTACCAATAGAGTAGAACAACCTAATTAAAATGGAGCAATTGAAAATATATTTTTTTAATGGAATAGCTTTAGCATAAGCGTGACATCTATAAACCCATTTTTACAAACAATCAGTCTAGTGCTGGCAATATTATACACTGGAATTTCAATTTATAAAAAAATAAAATAAAGTATGTCCCCAAAAATTGATATTAATAACGATGGAAAAGCGGATTTTAGTATTTCGCCTATGCAAATAATTACAATAGGAGCAATGTTTGCCTCAGTAATCGGATCATATTACACTCTAAACAATAGAACTAGTTTACTGGAGGAGGAGGTTTCTAAATTACAATACAATCAAAAAGAGTACACTTGGAAAAATCAAAGAGAGCTTGAGGACCAGGTGAAACAAATTGAGCTGACTCTTAGAGATTTTATGAAGGATTTAGAATACCTAGGAAAAGACAATGATAAAAAACGTAGGTAATACAGGAACTGTAGGAAACACCTTAAATTTAAATAATACAAACACAAAAATAGTTACAAATAATATGGATACAATTATGATTTTTTTAGCAATTATTATAGTGATTTCAGCGGTTGCAATAATTTTGGCGTCACGTAAAATCCTCAAAGATGACAACGGAAATAAAATTCCAGACTGGCTAGAGGATAAATTTTCAGATATTAAAGAAGAGATTAAAAAATTAAAAAAATAAGCAATGAGATATATCAGCAAACATATCAGCTGGAGGGAGGCGAGTCACTCAGCGACAGCGGAGAAAAAAGAAATCGAAAACACACCGACAGAATCGGCTGTGGTAAATATGAAAAAGCTTGCGAAAAATGTATTCGAGCCGCTCAGAGAATGGGCAAGCGAGCCAATTCGTGTGAATAGTTTTTATAGATCGCCAGATTTATGTGATGCAATAAGATCATCCAGGAACTCACAGCATACTAAAGGTCAAGCTATAGATATTGATGCTACAGGTGAGATAACAAACGCTGAATTATTTCATTACATAAAAGACAACCTACCTTTTGACCAGTTAATATGGGAGTTTGGTGATGATGAAAACCCAGACTGGATTCACGTATCTTATGTGGGACCATCTGGTAATAGAGGCAATATTTTAAAGGCGGTTAAAAAAGGTAAAAAGACAAAATACGAGTTCTATGCTTAAAATGTTATTATCTCTTTTAGGAAAAGGTGACAGCGGTAAATCAAATATCGGTGGTTTAGCTTTGGATATAAGAGAGGCAATAAAAGGCAAAGAGATGGATCCTCAGCGCCTTATAGAACTCCAGGCAGAGATTAATAAAGTAGAGGCTCAGAGTCGACATTGGTTTGTTTCGGCTTGGAGACCTTTTATAGGATGGATTTGCGGTTTAGCTTTTGGATTTCATTACATAGTGATGCCGCTGCTTATATCTTATACTGACATTAATCCTCCAGAGTTTGATACCAATAGTCTTTTTACTGTACTTATGGGGATGCTAGGATTAGGCGGACTTAGAACATACGAGAAAATAAAAGATAAAACTAAATAATGGCAACAAAACAACTTTACAGCGCTAACTTATTTCATAGAATGTCTTTTGGCGATTTTGGTTTTAGGCATTTAGGACCAGGAGAGACTTCAGTAAGTGGAGAGCGGTTTTGTTTAATTGAGGCGCTTGATAATGTTAATGTGGATTTTACAAATAATACCACTGGAGGGGATACCACTTTGACTGGTTTAGTTTTAAAAGATTTTCACAGCGTAAGGGGGGATATTACAGACTTAACTGTCAACCAGGGTCACGTAATTGCATACCTTAGAAATTGATTAAATTTGTAGAAAATAAATAGATGGCTACATTCACTGGAAATAAAATAAAAGATACCTATCAATCAATAGTAAAAGCTATTGACAATCTTGAGGTGGGTGCAACTGATAAAATTTTAACCGATGGAGTTGGTAATGAGTTAGGGCTTCACGTAAATACAGAGGGTGATTTTAGAATCGAGGGTGATCTCAGAATCGATGGAGCAATAAAAGATTCTTTAAACTCGCCAGGAACTACAGGGCAACTTTTAAAAAGTACGCTTACAGGAACTGACTGGGTTGATGTTTCTAGCCTAGCAGTTACATCCTTAACAGCTACCACTGGAATAAATGCTGATTTTAGCCAGGGCGATGTGACTATCTCATTAAATACAGAAGGTTTTCAGGATATAATAGGAGCTATGGTTTCTGGAAATACGGAAACAAATATTACAGTAACCTATGATGACGTTAATGGAAAATTAAATTTTTCAGTTGATGACTTAGGCGAGGTTTATACAGCCGATGGATCTACAATAGCTTTAAATTTATCAAATCAATTTAGTATTCCAAATGGAGGGATAGGCACCGATCAAATCGCTGACAGGTCTATCACAAATGACAAAATAGCTTATCAGTCAATTGGACCAAATGAGATGAAGATAGGCGGTGACATTGGTAGTTCAGGCGAAGTATTGACCTCAAATGGTGATGGGAACTTTTCCTTTCAAACTTCCGTTTCTAGTATTACAACTGATGGCATAATAGTAGCGGATGACAGTACAGGAGACATAGAGCTCTCAATTGGACTGGCAACAATTACTACTTTTCAATTAGTAGATGATGCCATTACAAGCGTTAAAATAGCCGCCAATACAATTGGACCCAGAGAATTAAAAATTGACACAAACGGAGATGCAAACCAGGCGATAGTATCCGATGGCGATGGTACTTTTTCTTATTCAAATATAGTTAGTTCAATATCAACTGACTCAGTTTTGAGCGCAGATGTTTCCTTTGGAGCTGTAACAATCTCTTTAAATAATAACTCAATTACTACTGATCAGCTAGATTTATCTGGTTACGGCACGCCTGGTCAAATGCTTATCTCTGACGGAGACGGCTCATTTTCCTGGACAAACGCTCCTGGAGTAGGTGGCGAAACTAGTGTCAATGTAGATATAACTACAGTCACACAAACTGGCGATAATTCATCCAATACTGTAACTCTCCCTGTATCAATGTCAGATGAGAACGATATAATGGTTTATTTGGATGGGGTTTACCAGACAAAAGATAATTTTTCTGTAAGCGGCACAACTTTAACACTTGTTGATACTCCAGCAACTGGAGTCGCTATTGAAGTAGTATTATTTACATCCACTAGCGTTACATTAGTGGGCGGATCTGGATCAGTGAATCATTTACCAATTTTCACACAATCGGCAGAGGTTGGCTCTTCTAGTGTTTCTGAGGCTAATGAAATTTTAGATATTGATTTAACTGGTGCCCTAACTATTCCAATAGGTACAACGTTAGAGCAACCAGCAACGCCTGGAGTTGGAATGATTAGATATAATTCTACATTAACAAAATACGAGCTTTATAATGGCTCTGCATTTGTAGATTTACAAAACGTTTACACCGCTGGGAATGGTATTTCAGTGGCTAATAATATTTTTACAGTTGCGGCTGGTAGCGGATTAACTCAAGACACTAGTGGACTGAGTCACGATGATACCTCTACACAATCCTCAATTACTGCAAGCTCTAGGACTTACGTTACAGGCGTAACTCTAGACACTTTTGGGCACGTTACTGGATTAACTACAGGAACTGAAACTGTAACATCAAACACCTATACTAATGGCTCTGGATTGACGCTTTCTGCTAATGAGTTTAGTCACGCCAACACTTCAGATGCCTCCTCTGTAAGTGCCTCAACAAGAAGATATATCAAGTCAGTAACTTTAGATCAATTTGGTCACGTTACAGCACTAACTACAGGAACCGAAACTGTCACAGATACAACTTACAGCGCCACTGGAAATGGTCTGGATTTGGCTGGGACTGTATTTAGTCACTCCGACACTTCTACGCTGTCAGATACTGTAAATTCTGGCAGAACGTATATTCAAAACGTGACAGTAGATGAGTTTGGACATTTGACTGGAGTAACTACAGCAACTGAGACCGCTGGAGAGGGTTCTATTTATACCGCTGGTAATGGTTTAGAATTATCTCAATCAAATGAGTTTAGAATAAGCGAGGATATATATGGAATCAGGATAATAGGTACTGGCGATCAATCTAATTTTATTTACTTTTTAGAGGATAATTCTATTCAGTTTTTTGTAAATGGTCAGTATATAACTAAAATGGAATCGGATGGCGATTTGCACGTTGATGGCGATGTGATAGCTTTCTCTAGCTCAACCTCTTCAGATGAGCGCCTAAAAGACAATATTAAAACAATTGAAAACGCCTCAGATAAAATAAAACAACTAAAAGGAGTTGAGTTTACCTGGAAAAAGAACGGAAAAAATGGAGGCGGAGTAATTGCCCAGGATGTCGAGAAAGTACTTCCAGGAGCCGTTAAAGAGGTTAATTCACTAAATGGTGAGCAAACATATAAAACAGTTGATTACAATGCTGTAATAGGGCTCCTAATTGAAACTAACAAAGAACTTTTAAAGCGTATTGAGCAACTTGAAAATAAAAAATAATGGCATTACCTACTAGCGGAAGTTTAAGTTTATCTGAAATCGCTACGGAATATAGTGTCGCTCAGGCTAATATTTCTTTAGCAACTATGTCAACGAATATTAGTTTAACAGCGCCACACGCTGTAAGTGAATTTTATGGCTTGTCATCTGGTCCAGCTTATACACCTTTAACTTATTCAGTTGTTGAGCAGGGCGGAACCTACACGCCTTTTAGGGTTTATTACAACAATAGTCGCTGGTTTGTTACTACTTCAAACGATAATCAATTTGATATTTCTGACAACAACGCTACTTCATTTTCCCAGGGCGCTGTTTATTTAAAAAAGAATGCGGCTTTAGCTTTTAATGGTAATACTGTTTGCAGTATTGACTTATCGGATAATGCTGGTGATTTTAGGATTAGTAGATCCACAAATAATGGCACGAGCTGGAGTACAATTTTCACCGATGTCGATGGGAATTTCAGTTCAAATTTAGATAATATCCATATTTTTTACCAAGGCAGTAATCGTTGGGTTGCGTTTTCGGATTACACGACTTATATTTCTACAGATAATGGAGCTAGTTGGTCATTTAGTTTAGGCAGTCCTAGTGTTTCTGGAAATGGCGGAGGCGCTCAATCTGGATCAAGAATTATAATAAATGACAACGCAAATTTCTACGTTTCAGATAATGGCTTTGCTACAAAAACAGTGATTAGTTTACCTTTTGTAAGTGGATCTAAATACGCCCCTAATAACATAGCAACAAACGGCTCAGGAACGTGGCTGGCTTGGAAATATATACCATTAGGCAGGATGTTAAAGTCTACTAATAATGGAAGCACCTGGAGCGCCATAACTACGGATTTACCCAGTTATGAAAATGGAACTACGATAAAATATAACCAGGGAACCTATGGGGATAGCAAGTTTTTTATAGCTGCTAGCACGTACGCTGGAAATTTAATTGGAGGGGTTTATAGTTCAGGAAATAACGGATCTAATTTTAACGCAAATCCATTAGTTGGAAGCCCCACAACAAACAAGGGAGCAATAGGAGTGCATCATAATGGTACAGATTTAGTTGCGGCTGGTCAATATGATAACTATAAAATCAATTAAAAAACCTTAATTTTGTATAAAATAAAATAATGGCTACAACTCAAGTTTCAACCTCGGTATTAAAAGATGGATCAGTAACCTCAGCAAAGCTGGATACTAATATAGCTATTTCAGGAAATTTAATAGTAGACACAAATACTTTATATGTAGATTCTACAAATAACCGAGTTGGGATAGGGACTGATAGTCCTGTAACTGCTTTAAATGTTAGAGGAGATTTACTTGTTGAAGATTCAACGGGAACAAGATTTGTTAGAATTGATGCGCCTGATGCAGGAAATAGTTTCGTTGGTAGAATTGGAACAACTTCGTCTCACGATTTAGTTTTAGTATCTGCTAACACCGAGCGAATGCGCATAACGAGTGGGGGCAACGTAGGAATAGGAGTTAGCCCTTCAACAGAATTGCACGTTAAAGGTTCTGCTGAAATATTTAGAATAGATGATTCTTCTAGTACTGGTAGCCCTTT